CGCCGACAACCCCTCGCTTTCGGCGGACAGGGCGGTGACGTAGGCCGGCGAAAGCGAGGGGTTGTCGGCGAGGCGGAAGTGCCATTCGGCGAGGTCCAGCTCGCCGGCCCGGTCAAGGTAGCCCTTACGCAGCCAATGCCGGGGCGAGTCGGGGTTCGTGGTGCACAGCAGCCGCGCCCCCGGTACGGACAGTCGCGCGAGCAACTGCACGAAGAACGGCTCGGGTACGAGGGTGGCCTCGTCGACGTAGGCCAGGCAGGCAGTCGCGCCGCGCAGCCGGCCCTCGGCGCGCGCATCGCTCGCGCCGATCAGGTGCACGGTGCGGCCGAGGATCGTTGCGACGGTCGCGCCGCGGGTGTGCCGGATCTCCGAGGCGACGTCCGCCCCGAACAGCTCGGGGTCGGACAGCGGCTCGATGATGTTGCGCTCGATCGTCTGCAAGCTTCGCCCGCACAGCAGGATCAACCCGGTTGCCGGCGCACGCCGGATCGACAGCAGGAACGCCAGCAACGAGGCCACGGTCTTTCCCGACCGCACGCTGCCGTGCCATATCGAGATACGGGCGGTGAACGACTCACGGATCGAGCGCAGTTGCTTGTCGGACAGGGGGAGCGGCGCGGGCATCACACCCCCTCGCGGTCACCCCCGCTCGGCCCGATCAGGGCATCGGCGAGGCGGTCGAGCATCGAGGCGCCGGCGCTGCCGGTACTGGTCTGGCGGGTGAGCTCGGAAACGCGGGCGTGTACCTCGGTGAGCGCGCGGGCGGCGGTGGCCCGGTCGCGTGCGTCGCGGGCGGACTCGGCGCCGCCGGCCTGCTCGACCTGGCGCAGCGCGCCGTCGAGGGCCTCGTCGGCGAGCAGCTCGCGGCGCGCGGCAGCATCGGCTCGGCGAGCCTCGGTGGCCGCGGCGACGCGGGCGCCCCCGGCGAAGGTGAGCCCTTCCTCGCGAGCGATCTTGCTCACGGTGGCGGCGCTGCGCCCGATGCTTCGGGCGATCTGGTTACGAGACTTGCCCTCGGCGTGCAGCCGGCGAACTGCCGCGCGGTCCTTCTCTCGGATCGGCTCGGCCATGGCGTCACCTCCCCGCGGACATGCGAACGCCCCGCCGCGGAGGGGATGCGGCGGGACGTGGTGAGGGTCGTTGTTTCCGGGCACGCCGGAGGCACCCCCAACATTAGGTCACAGATCGATAACGACGCAAGCCTGTTCGGGTCGGCCGGCGAGATACCCTGTGCGCAGCCGCGGACCGGCGGGCGGTTTGCTCGCCCATGGTCCGGTCCGGCGGCGAGGGTCGGCTCGACGGTGGAGAACGGCGAGCCGGCCCGTTACGCCTCGCCCTCGGTCGCCGCCTTGTGCTCCCGGATGATGCGTGCCGTGTACGTGGGTGCGACGTCCAGCTCGCGCGCGATCTCCGCCGCGTTCATGCCTTGCTGTTCGTGCGCCTTGATGATCACGCGCGGTGTGGCTGCCTCGGCGAGCTTGTACGCGCGCCGGATGCGTCCCACCTCGGCGAGTGTCAACTCGTCGGCCGCGCGATCGGCGTCGTGCGTGGCTGCCACGTCGCGCGCGAGGGCGGCGCGCTCCGCGGTCTCCCGCTCCCGTGCCGCCCGTTCCTCGTCCTCGTACGCGACAACGGCGGTAAGCAGGCTTGCGACGAGCCGGCCGCGCGGCGAGTTGGCCCCGAATGCCTTCTCGATCGCGCGCTGCTGCTCGGCGAGCGACCGCTGCTCGGTGCCGTTGCCCGGCGGCTGCTTGCGGCGGTATGTGGCGGCGCGCTGCTCGTTGCCCTTGCTGCTCACGGTGTGCTCTCCAGTCGAAAAGGGCCCGCCCCGGGGGTCCGGGGCGGGCGGGGATGGTCAGGCGAAGAGTGCGCCCTGCTCGTCGAGCAGTCCGTCGAGCACCTGCTGCCCGGCGGTGAACCACTCCTCGCGCCACGTCCCGACGACGTCCTCGACGCGCGGCTGCTCGCCGGCCTCGTCCTCCATGTCGGCGCCGCACTCCTCGTAGAAGTGGCGGCGCCACTCGGCCTTGCCCTTGGGGGAGTCCTCAACGTACCGGCCCACCCAATCGCAGTCGGCGCACTCGATCGGCCGCTCGGCGTCGACCGCGTACCCGCACTGCTCGCTCAGCCGCTCCTGATCGAACGCGGCGACCGCAGAGCGCAGCGACTCGCACGGCTTGCAGACGCGGGTGTTCTTCGGGGTGGCCTCGCCGAGCTGCTTACCGCAGTAGGCGACCGACTCGCCCTCGGCCTCGATGAGGTAGTGCCCCGCGGCGGTGGCGCTGCGGGCGGTGGCCAGCAGGCGCACCTCGGGACGCAGCACACGCGACCGCAGAACGGCCGCCCCGCGCGTGCAGGTCTGACAGATCGGCCCCTCGCCGGCCTCGTCGAGCGGGGCCAGGTTGCAGGCCGAGGTGCGGCAGATGGTGAAGGGGGCACCCTCAACCATGATGCCGAAGTGCTGCGTAGCGGTGCGGGCGGCGGCGAAGGTGACGAGGTCCATGGGGTTTGCTCCCGTGGTAGTGGGTGGTGCCGGTTGGAGACCCGGCGGAACGAGGTTCACACTACCGAGGATGAACCGAGTTCACAAGTAGAGTGGTGAACTCGGTTCATCCTTACGGGTGGGCGCTACGCGAACAACTGCCCCTGCTCGACGTCGTCGCCGAGGTCGAACAGCGCATCGCCGGCCGGCGCCTGCTCGGCCTTGATCCACCCCGCACGCCAGGTGCCGGCGACCTCGGCCGCGGGCTCGTCGACGCCCTGCTCGCCGACGCTGGCCTCGGTCTGCTCGGGCTGCTTCTCGCCCGTCCAGTAGCACCAGTGGCACCCCTTGCCCGAGCACTCCGGGCAACGGTCCTCAGCCGGTACGGCGTTGCACTTCTCGCAGGTGTCGACCTGCTGCTCGTCGTCACGGTGCTCGACACACAGCAGGTCCCACAGGTACAGCGGGTCGCCGGCCGGCGCGTCCTCCTCGACGTTCATCTCGGCGGCCCGGTTGGCGGCCTGAACAGCGCAGTCGAACGCCTCGACACATCCCTCGTCGCTGAACACGCCGGCTTCCTGGTTGGGCTGCTTGCGGGCGCACGTGGTGATCGGGTCGCCGGACACGTCCGGGCGAACGGCAATCCGGTGCAGACACTCGGGCGCGGCCGGCTCGATAGCGGCCGGGGCCGGCTCGACCGCGGCGGCCGTCGTCTGCGGAGCGGGCGCGGCGGCCTCGGCCGGACGGTGCGCGAAGACACACTGCGAGCTGCGCAGCATGGGCTCGACGGTCCACCCTGCCCGCTCGAACCGCATCGCCAGGATTTCAAGGCACGTGCCGTTCACCGGCTCGTCGTGGCGGACGATGCGCCCCCCTTCCAGCCAGTAGGCGGCAACGCGCCCGCCCCCGCGCGGGTCAAGCATGAACCCGCGCACCTCGACCTCGGCCTCGGTCGGCTCGGTCACGTCGTGGTGATCGGTGAGCGCGGCCGGCTTGAGCTGAGCGAGCGCGGCGCGCGCGGCGACCACGTCGGGGTGAGTGGAGTTGCTCGGGGTGCTGCCCTCGGTGACGCCGGCGTGCTCGACGACGACGCCCTCGACGACGCGCTGCTCGGCGGCGAGGGGGGCGCCGAGCTCCCGCGCGAGCTGCTCGGCGAGGTCGACAGATGCGGCGTACTTCCCGTTGCCCAGCGTCCGAGGGTCTGTGGTGAACGTGTGCAGCTCGCCGTGCGCGGTCGTGATGGCGCCCGGCCACGCGTCGACGAGGAACCCGACGACCTGCTCGCGCTCGATCACGAGCACGTCGCCGTCGCGGATGTGGTCGCGGCACTGTGTTGCGTTGTACGCCTCGCCGGTGGAGTGGAACCGGTGCACGATCGGGCCGGCGGCGCGGGCCTCGGCGTGCTCACGGTTGAGTCGTGCCGCGGTCGCCTCGGCGTCGCTCTGCTCGGTCTGCTCGATCACCCACTCAACGGTGTACGTGTCCATCACGCCGTACTCGTCGCCGAGCTCGTGCACGACGTATCGCTGCTCGACGTCCTGCTCGGCCTCGGCGCGCTCGGCGTCGACCTGCTCGACGGTCTCGGCGAAGGCGACCGCGGCGGCGGCGAGGGGGGACTCGGCGGCGAGGCGCTGCGCCTCGGCTCGCTTCTCGGCCGCGCGGTGGCAGGGGGTGCACAGCTCGTGCCCCTTGTCGAGCAGGGCGACCGCTTCCGAGGCGTCGAGGTACTGCTCGATCGCCCGTCCACACAGGGTGTCGTCGTTCCCGGGCGAGTAGTGGACGCGCTTACCGCGGCGTCCGGCGGCGGCGTACCTGATGCCGGTCTGCTCGGTGAGCGTCTGCTGATCCATGGGGTTTGCTCCCTTGGGGTTGTTGGCGTGGTGCCGGTTGGAGACCCGGCGGGGTGGGGGCCGCCCGGGTGGGCGGCCCCCGAGGGGAGGTCAGGCGAGGTGGGCGGCCCGGACGATCACGACGAGCCACTCAGCGGGCATCGAGTCGCACACCTGCCATTGGTTGTCGTCGCCGAGGTTCACGAACGGGCCCTCGGCGGCGTCGTAGGTGTTGCAGCCGCCGCACTGGCACGTCGGGTCAAACGGCTGCGGACGGGCCGTGTACTGGTCGTTGTGGTACTCGACGCGGCCGAACAGGTCGGCGATGCCGAGGACGAGGTCGCCGTCGGCGACGTCCCGGGCGAACACGACCTCGGCGAGGGCGAGGTCGACGAGCAGCGGCGCGTGATCCTCGTCGCTCGGGTAGGGCGGCAGCTCAATTCGGTTGGTGCGCATGGGGTTTGCTCCCTTGCTCGGTGGTGCCGGTTGGAGGCCCGGCGGAACGAGGTTCACCGTAGTTGAAATGAACTGAGTTCACAAGTGTTGACGTGAACTCAGTTCATCTCTTGCGGGCGGGAGTTGCCCGGCACCCCACCCTGGGGCCGGCCCTACGCCGCGGCCGGCCCCACCGCCCCGGGCTGCTCACCGGCGGCCAGGACTGCGACGAGGGCGAGCAGGTCGGCCCACTCCCACACGCGCCGGCCGTACCGGTCGACGTCCACGGGCGCCGGGCACTCGGCCCCGGTCGAGCACGTCACGGTCGGCGCCTGCTCGGGCCCGGTGTGCAGAGAGAGCTCGCCGGCGCACCACGGGCACGGGCGATCCGGCAGGGGGGTGTGCCGCTCGTCGAGGCCGAGGGCGCGCAGCAGCCGGCCCTCGACGCTCCGGGCGGTGCGCCGTGCCTCGTGCAGCAGATACTCGGGCAGGGCGCCGAACGGGGCAGCGACGAGGGCGCCGTGCTCGTCGAGCTCGGGCTCGGTGTCCTCGTCGAGCGCGCGCCCCTCGACCCACACGCACGCGAAGTGCAGCCCGTGCGCGCGGCTCCCCGGACCGCGGTCAGTGGCAGGGCGCCACAGGCGAGGGTCGTCGCCGGCGGCCTGCTGGACGGCGGCGGCGAGGGTGTCGGCGAGGGCGAACACCTGCCGCTCGATGGCGAGGCCGGCGTCGAGCGCGCCGAGGTTGAGCGGGGCGGGGTGCTCGCGCAACACCAGGGGCGCGCGGTCCTCGACGACGAGCTGCTCGTCGTCGCCGGCGCGCATAGTGTGCGCGAGCTGCCGCGGGGGCCACACATCGGCCGGCGGGGTCTCGATGGCGAGCAGCAGCTCGCCCCACAGCTCCCGGACGGTGCGCAGCGCGTCGGCAGTCTCGCGACGGGCAATGGCGGCGGGCGTCATCGGTGGTGCTCCCTGGGGTTGGTCAGTGGGCGGTGTCGGCGAGGGCCTGCTCGGGCGTGAGCTCGCCCTCGCACAGGCGCCGGATCGTTTCGGCGAGGTGCCATCCGTCGCCGGGCAGGTAGTCGCCGAGGGCGCCGGCGAGCTTGGCCGCGGTGGCGAGCCGCTCGGCCTGCTCGTCGCGGTCGGACTCGGTCTCGACGATCGCCTGCTCGGCGGCCTCGATCCGCTTGTGCAGCCGCATCGCGGCGGCCTGCTGTCCGCCGGCGCTGCGCCGGAAGGTGTCGTTCTCGGCGACCTCGGCCTCGACGTCGCCGCGGAGCTGGGCGCAGTCCTCGGCGGTGAGCACCCCGCGGTCGGCGCGGGCGAGCAGCAGCCGGAAGCGGTCGCGGCGGGCGTCGCGCTCGGTCTCGCGGGCGGCGATCCGGCCGCGGCGAGAGTCGGCTCGGGTGCGGGTGGTGCGGGTGTTCATCGGTCCCCCTCGTTCAGTGCGGTGCAGGTGATGCAGTGCGGCGGGCAGGCGCCGCGAGTGTCGGCCGGGTGCCGGCGCAACGGGCCCGGGTCTCGTCGGCACGCGATCCGGCCGAGCGGTACGCCCGAGGCGACGACGAGCAGCACGACGAGCGCGACGACGAGATCAGCGGTCGTCATGGGGTCGGGTCTCCGTTCGATCGGGCACGGCGGGTGAGCCGAGCAACGAGGCGCCGAGCGCGCGAGGTCTCCCGCGCGCGAGGCGCGACCGGTCGCGCGTCCCGGGTGACGGTGATCTGCCATCCGTCGCGGGCAAGGCGGTCGAGCAGCTCGGATGCGGTGAGGGTGGCGAGGTGCGGGTGCACGTCGAGTGCGTCGGTCAGGTGGGCGGCGATGGTGGCTCGGGCAGCGTTCGGAGTCATGCGCGGAGTCCTCCGGTCGTGTGGCGGGCGCGCGCGGTGCGCGGCTGCGGTGGGGTGCTCATGAGGCGGGCGAGGTCCTGCTGCTCGTCGTCGTCCTCGGCGTCCGGGGCCGGCGCGAGGGCGGCACGGATGCGCGCGGGGTGCGGCTCGGGCGCGGCGCACTGCTGTCCGGGGCCGGCGTCGCACTCCGGGCAGGTGGCGTAAGCGGTGGCGTAGGCGTCTCGTCGACTCGCGTGTACTCCGGTGCGCAGCTCGGCGCCGCGCGACCCCTTGCACAAGCGGCGGCGGCCGGCTCGGCACTGCTCGTTCGGGCAGTCGACGGCGAGCTCGACGAGGGCGGGGCGCTTGCCGTTGAACGGGGCGCGGACCTCGGCTCGCCGCTCGGGTCTGATGTACGGGGCCGGCTCGTCGTCGACGGGCCGGCCGATGCCGGCGACCAAGGCGAGGACCTCGCGCGGCGGCACGGCGTCGAGGGCCTGCCCGATGGAGCGGGCCGGCACGTTGCCGTCAGCCGCGGCAGCGATCTGTGCGCGGCGCCGCTCCGTGAACTGGGCGCCAGTCTCGTACTCACCCTGCGGGGGTTCGTAGACGGGGTGGGCGGCGCCGATGCGGTCGGCACGGATGCGGGCGCGGACCTTCCGCACGTGGGCGGGGGTGATCCACTCCTCAGTACGCCCGTAGTGGTCGGCGACTGCGTCGCGGGCGTCGTCGTCGAGGGGGACGTCGCGCAGCGCGTATGCCCATGCGCGGGCGTCGGCCTCGCCGATGGTGCGGCGGTCGAATGCTGCGCACAGGGTGAGCAGCTCGGCGGCGTCGGCCGGGGTCATGATGTGGCCTCCTGTTCGCGGAGTCGGGCGGCGAGGTCGAGTCCGTCGCGCACGCGCTGATCGGTGGTCGAGGGGCGGCCGGCCTTGAGCGGCACGACGTTGGGGCCGCGGCTGGTGTCCGGGGTGTGGGCGGGCATCGAGGGAAGGGAGCGCCAGCCGGCGAGGAAGTACCGAGCCGAGCGGGGGCGTGTGCGGGCGGCCTGCCAGGCTCCGCCGGCGTGGTCGACGAGGACGGCGACGCCGCAGCGTTCGATCAGGGCTTGCAGCAGCAGCCACTCGGCCGGCGCGAGCTCCCACGAGACGACCATTCCGGCGGCGCTCATGGCGTCGACGAGGGGCCGTACAGGCTCGGCGATCCGAGGTTCGGCGGAGCTAGCTTGTTTCCCTCCACTTCCGTAGGAAGTGGAGGGGTAAGGCTTGGTGTTGGCTTGGGGGCCTGTGACACCCTCCGCAGCGTCACGCCGTGACACCCCTTCTTGACCTGCGTTTCTGCCCTGAAACGGGGGTTCGTTCCCGTCGATATTCGGCGTCGGACCGTGCGTGTTTCGCTCACGATCCGCGGCCGATTCGTCGACGGTCCGCGCGCTGTTCGCCCGCGTTCGGCTCTTGGCCTTGCGCTCGGCGGCGGCGGCGCGGTTCGCCTCGACCTGGGCCCGGGTGGCGTTGCGACCGGACTCGAAGAAGTCGTGCACCACGTAGTCGCCCGGGGTCGGCTGCGCGCAACGGGGGCAGTCGTGCCCGTGCTCGTGCCACAGACCGACCGCGACGAGCTTGCGCGCCTGGGGAGCGGTGCCGTACTGCTTGGCCACGACTCCGGGCACGTGTCCCTCGGTGAGGTGCTGCGCGGAGTAGGCGCCGCAGCGCAACCACAAGCCCAACGCGGCGTTACCCGCGGCGATGAACTTCGGGTGCATGTGGCTTGAGTCGTCGATCTTGAGCCACGCCACGGCGCCGGCCCTCCTTACGGTGGTGGGGTGTCGGGTTCGGGGCGGCCGGCGAGGGCCGCGGGGGTGTGCAGGGGGCACCGGTAGCCGGTGAGGTAGCGGCGGGCGCCCGGGGCGCCGCAGTAGCGGCGCCTCGCCCCGTCCCAGTGCCGGCACCGGTAGGCAATGGCCGGCCGGCGGGTCACTGTGCGGCAGCCTCGGCGACGGCCGGCTCGGCGGCCTCTGGCCAGCCGGCGAACCGTTCCGGCACGTCCTCGACCGCTGCCTGCTCGGCGGCCGGCCGTTCGACGATCTCGCCCTCGATGTAGTCGCCCGGAGCGTCGAGGCCCTCGGGTGACGGATCACGACGCACGGTCTCGTCGTGCGCGACGGCACGGGCGAGCTCGGCAGACTTCGGCAGCAGCTTGAACAACTGCCGTACGCACGTCTTGCGGGCCATGGCGTCGTAGTCGCTCGCCCACGGGCCGAAGTCCTTGGCCTTGCTGCGCTTGCGGATCGCCTCGACGTCGTCGACGTCCAGCACGACGAACGCCGAGCCGCCGTTCGTGAGCCGAGCCACGGCGTAATAGTGCGTCGGCTGTCCCTTGGCGTTGCCCCGGGCTGGCCGGTGCTTCAACACCGGATTGAGCCCGTACTCGTACTCGAACTCGTCGCCCTCGAACACGGTGTGCGTGTCGAGGCCGGCGGCGAGGGGGTGCTGCCAGTACAGCTTGATCATGCCCTGATAGCCGAGGACGAGCTGCACCTCGTACCCGCGAACCTTCTTGTTCCAGAAGGGCAGCAGGTACGCCTCGCCCGAGACGCCGCCCGGTTCGAGGCCGAGCTGCGCACAGGTCATCAGGGCGCCGGCGAACGACTCGCGGCTGCACTCGGCGAGGTGCTCGACGCGGCGCAGCTCAGTCAGCGCGATACGGGCGATTCGGTCGGCGCCCCCGAGGTGAGCCGGCAGCGCGCGCTCGATCTCCGGGCGCATCTGCTGTACGAACTGCACGAGGGTTGCCGGCTGTTGCGGGCGGTTGGTCTGGGCGGTGGGGCGGTTGGTGTGCTTGGCGACGACTCGCTCGGCGAGGTTGCTCACGCTGCGGCGTTCTCCTTGGGCACAACGAGGCGTCGCGCACGGTGGGCGCGGAACTCGTCGGGATGCTCGGCGGCGAGGCGCTTCGTATCGAGCGCATCGACGCTGTGCGTGTACTGGGCTGCGAGCTCGGGGTGAGCTGCGGCGAATCGTTTCTGTGAGAGCGGGCCGTTCTGCTTCCACGTGAACGCGACTCGGTCGCGGACCTTGACGACCTCGGCCTCGCCGGCGGTGGCCTTGAGCCGGTTGTCGACCTCGCGCAGCTCGTCGACGACGCGCTGCTCGCGCGCTTTGAGCTCGCGCCGGCGCTCCAGCAGCGGCAGAACCTCGGCCGGATCGGCGACCGTCACGGCGCCGGCCTTGACCTCGTAGAGGTGCCCGAGCAGTTCCTCGGTGGCCTCGCTGCCATCGACCGCGGGCGGCCGGCGATCGAGCACCCCCTGCCAGAACTCCCCGACGATCTCGACAAGGTGCTCGACGAGGGCCTCGTCGCGCTCCACCCGGTGAATCAGCAGCCGGTTACCGCCGAGCAGCGCAGCGACGTACGCGTGCGAGTAACCGGTCACCGCGAGGTACCAGTGCGTTTGCAGCGCCGGCCCGTCCGGCACGCCGAGCAGCCACTCGTCGAGCTGAAAGGCCGAGCGGGTCTTGATCTCCAGCAGGCTTGACGGTGCCGACTCGTCCTCGTCGAGCACGTACCGGTCGACGTTGGCGAGCATCCATCGGCGCTCGACGTGGGCCAGAGTTCCCGGGCCCTCGACGACGCCGAGGCCGGATCGCTCGGCGAACACGCGGGCGATCGTCGGCTCGTGCTGGTGCCCCCAGAACGCGGCCTCGGCGAGGTCCGGGTGCTGCGGGCGGTCGAGCGGCAGCTCGCCGACCTTGTCGAGGTAGACCTCAAGCGGTGACGTGTACTTGGTCATGCCGAGCACGGCGGCGACTTCTGAGCCACCGATGCCCGTACGGCGCACCTTGAGCCACTGCTCGCGGTTCAGGCCGGCGGGGGCGACGACGACACCCGTCGGCGTCACGAGCGCCGGCTGCGCGGTCGCGGTCGTCACGGCTGCTCGCCGACGTAGCGGGCGTAAACGCGGTGCTCGGTGCGCCCGCCCTCGGTCACCGTGCGGGCGACGGCCTCGAACGAGCCGGCCGGCGCGTAGGCCGGCAGGCGGGCGTCGCGGATCGCCTGTGCGGCCGAGGCTGCACGGGGCAGCGTGTCGGGCCGGCGGACGACTCCCCAAACCCTCGGGTGCGCTCGCAGCTCACGGGCGATGCGGGCGTGCTTGGTGTTGCGCTGCGCCGGCGGCGGACCGACAAATTCAACGGTGCTCACGTGGTGTTCTCCTCACGCTGCGGACGGCTGCTCGGCGCGGTCGGCTCGCGCCTGATGGATGAGTGGGGCGAGGACTCGTCGAACGAGCTCGATCTGCTCGTCGGTCGGCTCGGGCCAGTCCTCGGGGCTCACCGGCTCGGGCGTTGTCTGCGCTGTGGTCACGGCTCCCCCTTCCGTCTTGTTCCACAATTCGAACAACCAGGGGGGCATAGTGCCTGAAAGCGCCCGCCCCGGTGTTGCAGTTCTCGAACACCAGCAACCGTAAGCGGCTCGAAAGGGCACGTCAACGCAGTTCCAGGTGTGCGAACACCGGTCATCGCTGGTTAGATGAGAGTGTTCGAGTTTTGCAACAAGAACGGGAGTGAGAGCGTGTCGGAGTCCGGCACCCCAAGTTGGCCCTTCGGCACCCCTCTGGGCGACCTCGTCCGTGAGGTGAGAGAGGGGCGGGGGATCTCGTACCGCAAGCTCGCCGAAAAGGCAGTCGACCCGAAGACCGAGGAGCGGGTCGGTTACACGACCTTTCACCGGATCGCGCAGGATCAGCGCATACAGATCGCCCCGGGAGTGATCGGGGCCATAGCTCAGGCGCTCGGGAAGCCTGAGCGAGACGTGCGCATCGCAGCGTCGCAGCAGTATTGCGGCCTCGTTGCGGACGACCCGTTCGAGGCCAGCACTGATGAGTCGACAGTCGTCGTCGTGCACGCGCCCGGCATGGGGCGCGCCGACATGCCAAGGGTCGAGAACCTGCTCAGGCGGTACGCCGCAGGCGAGCTACCTCGGGAACTAACGGACGGTGATTGATCGTCAAACCAATGTCAGTAGCGCTACGTGGTATGCGCGTGACCAGCGGTGTTAGGCGGAGTAAGGTAGTCCGGGCCCCGTGACTCGGTCATATGTTCGAGTCATGGGCTAGCCATGCCAACAGGGGGGCAGCACCTTTGATCCGCGTAAACCGCCGCCAACTGGACACGGGAGCAGTCGCAGTCGTTCGAGCCACACCGGACGGTCTGACCATCGATCTTGACGGCCGCCACATCACACCAACCGGCGCAGCCGGCCTAGAACAAGCTCTGAACGGCCTTGCCCCCCAACGAGGCCAAGACGTGGACGAAGACAGACCCAGCGACGCGTAAGCGCCGCGAGGGCCGCACGGATTGACCCGTGCGGCCCTCGCGTCCCGCGTCCTTCTAAGCAGCCTTGACGGCCTTCCTCGGGGGCCGTGCGAGCTGCTTCGGAACGACGGAAACGAACTGCTCCGCCGGCAGGACGTTCCCCGGCCCCTGGGGCTTGAGCCGTACCTCAAGGAGCGTTTCCGCGATCTTGCGTCGACGTCCGAGGTCAAGCCCCTTCCACGCCTCGGCGATCTTGTCCTCGCTCAGGCCGACCAGATCCCGTACGACAGTCGGCACACCCAACGCCTGTGCCTTCTGCTCCGCTTCCTCGATCTTCGGCAACTTCTCAGCCTCGACCGCGGCCAGTGCACGCGCCGAAAGTTGGCCCTTGCCGGCGAGCTCATAGAACTCCTCAAGCTCCGCTCGAAGCAACCGCGCCGCGGCCTCGGCGTCCTCAGCTTCGCGCAGCAGCTCGTCGTCGCTGCGCGTGAACGCACGCCGAAACGAGGGCGACGCCAGCCACTCGAACAACCGACCCTCGACATACGGATCGACGATCGAGACCTGTGCGCTCGCGTGGTACCCCTTCGCGTCCCCAGCGGCCGGCGCCTGGCAGGAGTACCGCGGTAGCCCGTGCTGCCGGTCCGAGTTGACCCGGATCTCGCAGATGTCGCACTTCATGATCGCGGACAACCAGTGAATGGCGCGCCCGGGACGCTGGTTGTACTTGCGAGACTTCTTACGAGCCTCGACTGCCTGCACCGCCCGCAGGTGCACCGCCGGAGTTACCAACGCCGGCCACGCTTCCTCGTTGGTCACCTTCCCGTGGTGGCGGCGCCGGCCGAGGTAACGGTCGTCGACTGCGTACGCGGTGATCGTTACGGACAGCCAACGCGCCATGATCAGCGGCTCATCGCGCTTGTTGAAGTCGCGCGCGATGTCGAGTGCATCCTCGTCTGCATCAAGGCGGGCCCTTGCTTCCTCGCGCAAGTCGACCGCGGCCTCGATCCGCCTCACCCAGTCAGGGTGGATGTCCTCGTTCTCCTTGAGTCCTGCATGCCACTCGGCGAGCCGGCGCACCATGCCTACCCGCCAATGGCCGGCCGGCGGCGTGATCCCTCGGAGGTTGAAGGCACGAGCGATCTTGGTTCGTTCCTCGCCGTTCCCCACGCGCCGCTTCAGTTCCCTGACGACCGGTGCCTGCTCGGGGTCCTCCTCTGTGTAGAGGTAGTCACCCGTCCGCTTGTCGTAGACACGACGGTATCCGTAGGCGACGTGCCCGTGTGGCTTGCCCTTGATCGCGTTCGCGCGGAGAGTGCGCAAGACGTTGTCGCGCATCTCGTCGACCTCACGCTCGCCGATAAGAGCGTCTAGGCCGGTCCTGAACCTGTCGTCCTTGTTCGTCAAGTCGTAGATCTTGCCGCCGTAGCTCCACAGCACGCCGTGCAGCCGGCACGCCTCGCGCAGACGGCCGTACACGACGATGTCGCGCTGCAAGCGGGTCGACGACCACGCGATGACGATGTCGAGCTTGCCGGATTCAATCCAATCGATCATGCGCTCGAACTCTTCGCGCTCCCTCGCGCGGTAGGTCGAGGCCGAACGGTCGTCGTCGATGAACTCCTCGACGACGTTCGCGCCGAGCTCGTCAGCGTGAGCTCGACCGAGGTCTAGCTGCTCGCGGACGGATTCACCCTGGCGCTTCTTCTTGCCTTGGTAAGCGCTCTTGCGCGCGTAGAGGCCGGCCCGGAGGCCCGCCAGGCCGTCGCGCACGCGCTGCATGCCTGAAAGGTTCAT